CCCTTATATTTGCTAGGAAATGACGGTCTGTATTTACTCTTGATACTTTCGGCCATACATAATATATAAGGTAAAAACTATTTATAAATGCCTGGAACAAAATTTTCATACGGCAATAAAATTAGTGGAATAAAGGGATTAAGGACAAAGATTCTTGCTCCTGCATTAACCTCACATTATGAGGTAAAAATTCCTGTGGGATCTGGAACTCTGAATTCCATATTAAAACCACTTTTGGGAACCGATGGTCAGGAAAATTTAAACATATCTTGTTCTGAAGCATCTCTTCCTGGTTCATCCATTGCAACCTTTGAGATCAAGAATGATTATGCTGGTGTAACTGAGAGGTATGCCCATAGAAGAATGTATGATGATAGAATTGATTTTACTTTCTATGTTGACTCGCACCAGTACCTACCAATTAGATTTTTTGAAAGTTGGATGAGATTTGTCACTGGTGAATCAGGAACCAGAACAGATGGGGAAACAAGAGAACTGGTTAATCCTGGATATCACTATAGAATGAATTTTCCTGAATCATATAGATGTGAAAGAGGACTTAAGATAGTAAAGTTTGAAAGAGATTATAAAAATAGTTTAGAGTATGAATTCATTGGTGCATATCCTATCGCTGTGTCATCGATGCCAGTGGGTTATGATTCTTCCAGTCTCTTAAAGTGTACTGTTTCTATGACATATCTAAGATATGTTATCACTGAATTAACGGGTCCAGTTCCACAACCAACTATAACCTCTGACGCTCAAACACCAGATGTGGAACCTAAAAAAGAACTACCAGAACCTCTAAAAAATTCTTCTGAGGTTATTCAGAATACTGGACCTCAAGGAGAAGGTCTTTATGATTCTGCAACTGGAGAGAGATTGCTTTCTACAGAACAGCAAATTATTGAACAAGGTCAGGTTGGTGATAGAGTTGCTCCAGCATTGGCAGCAGAACTTCAGGCGTTTGCTGACGGTAGATAAAGTTAAAAAACCTCAATAAATAATCACACTGAAATACATCTATAGGTTATTATGCCTTTACCAAAGATTGCTACACCCAAGTATGATCTTGAATTGCCATCTACAGGACAAACAATTCAATACAGACCTTTTCTAGTCAAGGAAGAAAAACTTCTTGTCCTTGCAATGGAAAGTGAGGATACAAAACAAATCACAACAGCAATTAAGTCTGTTCTGAAAAACTGTATTCAGACAAAAGGAGTTAAAGTAGAAACTCTTCCGACATTTGATATTGAATACCTCTTCCTTAATATTCGTGGAAAGTCTGTTGGAGAAGAAGTTGAGGTAAATTTGGTTGCTCCCGATGATGGTGTAACTGAAGTTAAAGTTACAATTGGATTGGATGAGATCCAAGTGAAAAAGAATGACGATCACACTCGTCAGATCAAACTTGATGATAGTTTGATGATGGAGATGAAGTATCCTTCGCTAGATCAGTTCATTTCAAATAACTTTGACTTTAATGAAAAAAATCAATTAGAACAATCATTCGATCTGATTGCATCCTGTGTTGATAAGATCTACAGTGAAGAAGAGGTGTGGGCAGCTGCTGATTGTACCAAGAAAGAAATTAAAGAATTCCTTGAGCAGATGAATTCTACTCAGTTTAAGGAGATTGAAACTTTCTTTGAGACTATGCCAAAACTTACACATACTGTTACGTTTGTGAATCCAAAAACTAAGAAGGAGAATGAAGTTCTTCTGGAGGGTCTGGCAAGTTTTTTCGCCTAGGCATGATCCATATGGATCTTGAGGCTTATTTTAGACTCAATTTTGCCTTGATACAGTACCATAAATATTCATTAACTGAAATTGAAAACATGATGCCTTGGGAACGAGACATCTATGTGGAACTCTTGAGTCAACATCTCAAGGAAGAAAAAGAAAAACAAGAACAGCAGCAACGAAAGTATGGCGGCTAAGACTACTGATCCTATTGATATCCTCCTTGAGATGGGTATTGACCTCGACAATCTGTCGGAGGAAGAGGATTATCTTAGCGCCTTGATGGAGGCAGCAAATACATTAACAATTAAGGATGCTACTGATCCCCGCATTGCACCTCTTCAACAAGAGATATTAAAGTTAAGAAAGAAAAGATTTGCTAAGGCAAGACCAGAGGCAAAGAAGACAACAATAAAACCAGATGCTTTCTTTGATAAGAAGAAACCAGAAGAAGAAGCACAACCAGTTCCAGGTCAGAAAGCACTTCCTGGACAACAGTCTACTGCAATTGTAAAAAGACAGACAATTAGTCCAGAAGTTTTTAAAAGATCAGAAGAACCAGAAGTAGATGATGATAAAAAGAAGAGAGTTAGAAAGAAAACTAGCGATCCTTTAAAAGATATTCTAAAAGCTGTTAATTCTATATTGGCAACTTTAAAAAACCAAAATAAATTAACAAAGAAACAAGCAGAGAGAGATAGGAAAGACGCTGAAAAAGCAAAGAGGGGTGCTCAGGAAGACGATTTAGAACAAGCTCCTTTAAAAAAATTCTTTGATGGTGCAAAGAAACTTGCAAAACCAGCGATAGGTTTCTTTGAGAGTATCATGAAGTTTATTATGAATGTTTTGATCGGCAGATTGCTGGTCAAGATACTTGACTGGATGGGAGATAAAGAAAATCAAAAAAAGATGAAGGCGATCATAGACTTTTTTAAAGTCACATGGCCTGCATTCCTTGCTGCATTTTTAGCATTTAAATTTGGTCTTCTTGGATTTATGGGAGGTCTTATTGGATTGATCGGAAGGTTCATTCCTAAGATACTTGGACTAATTCCTAAAATGTTAAAAGGATTAAAAACCCTAGCAATGGGTAATCCTATGGCAACCGCAGCAACTGCTGTTGTTGCTGGCACTGCCATCGCTGCCATAGCAGCAAATCAAGATGGAACTGCTGTTATAAAAGATCCAGATGATCCAGACAAGTCTCAAGCAGATGAGATTAGAGAATTTGGTGGGATGACAGGTGCTCCCATCAGTGGGGATATGTTAGGGTTTAATTTGGGAGGACTTATTCCTGGTAGTGGTCCTAACAAAGACAGTGTACCAGCAATGCTCACACCAGGTGAGTTCGTTATGAGTAGAGGTGCTGTTCAGAAATATGGATCAGATACTCTAGCAGGAATGAATGCTATGGGTGGTGGAACAAATGAACCCAGCAGCATTGGAACGATTCTTGGATATAATGGTGGAGGATTGGTTGACGAAAAAGCACAAAGACCAAAAACGAGTGCAACGGATGGTGGTGGTTCTCCTGATGAGTTTGCAAAACCCATGATCAAAGTTCACGAAGGACTGCGACTTGACAAATATATGGATAGTCGTGGATTCCCAACGATTGGATATGGTCACTTGATTGAACCGGGTGAGTCCATGCCAAATCGTATTTCTCAACAGAAAGCAGATGAGTTATTTGATGAGGACTATACTCATCATAAGGCAGCTGCCATGAGAATTCCTGGTTATGATAAGGCAAATGCAATGCAGAAAGCAGCCTTAATTGACCTTACATTTAATATGGGTCCTGCATGGGCAGATGGATTCCCAGCATTTAAGAAAGCATTTGCTGCTGGCAACTATGAGCAAGCAGGAAATGAATTAATTGACAGTGCGTGGTATGGTCAAGTTGGTCGAAGAGCACCAACGATTGTTAACTTAATCAAGGGTAAAGGTGCTGATAATGTAGCATATCTCAAAGGCGTGCCCACCCCTGCACCAGGATCTAGTTCTAGTCAACCGCAAATTGCTTCAGCTGGACCTATGGGTGGTGGACAAAGATTATCAGATTTGAGTTCTACACAATCTATAAGATCTGGTGGTTCCGCAACACCATCAATGAGTTATGCTGGTTCTTCCAGATCTTTACCACCTCCATCTAGAGGAACAAGATTATCTGACTTGCGTAAGAACCAAGAAATGAGAGCGGCAAGTGGACAAGGACCTAAAGAGACTCCAAATCCAGGTGCTCTTAACACACCAAACTCTAATGATCTTCCTCCAATTGATGCCAATGCAATGATATCAATGGAGAAAATCAAAGTTCTTGGATTAACGGTGGTCTGATATGGCATTAGGATTACTGGCAGGAGCAGCGAAGGGAGTAGCAAAAAATGTTGCTAAGGATAGAGCCAAAAGTTTTATCACTGGAAAGAAAAAAACTGTTAAACCAGGAGCAATCAAGAAGTCTGGTGGGGGAGTAGAAGCACCTGGCGAAAAAGGTGGTGCATTGGTAGTAAGACCACAGACATCTATGGTTCCCTCTCCGCCTGATGTAAGTGCCATTACTCCTATCTCTGGTGCAGAGATGGCATCCACGAAGGGAGGTGGAGAAGAAGATATAATCAATGTTATCAGAGTAAAAGTCATAGAGATTGATAAGGTTCTCAAGGGAACTCTTGCACAACAGAAAACTGCATCAAAGAAAGACAAGAAGTCTGACGAAAAGCAAAGAAGAAAGAAGCAAGAAAAATTACTCGAAAAAGTAGATACTGGTAAAAAAGATAGAGGTATAAAAAAACTTGGTGCTCCAGCAAAAGGATTGTTTGGTGGTATATTTGATTTCCTAAAGAATATTCTTATAGGTCGCCTTTTAGTTGTTTTACTTGAGAGCAAACCGAACCTACCTGGTGGTAATTTATTGACGTTCCTTGCAGGAACAGCAGAAAAAATCATTGATGTAATCATTGGTGTCATCGATGCACTAGGAAGTTTCTTGGCATGGGGTCAAGAGAAACTTGACGGTATTAGATCATCTTTAGTAAGTGATAAAGGTGAAGAAGCAGGAGAAAGATTTGATGGGTTACTTAGCGCACTAACAAATCTCTTTAATGCTACTGTCATTGTTGGTAGTGTTTTCGGTGCTCTCGGTGCTGGCGCAGGAAAAGGAAAAGATAAAAGGGGTAAAGATCCCAAGAAAACTAAAGGACCTAAGAAAAAAGTAAAACCAGATAAGAAAACCAGAACAAGGAGAGCAAGTAAGGAAGCAAGAAAGAGATATGCTCGTCGCTTTGGAAAAGATGCTGCGAAACAAAGATTTGCTGGGCAGACTAAAGGACCTATAAAAGGTTCTGTCACTCGTCGTGGTCTTGGGAAAGTTCCAGGAAGAGTTGGATTAAAGGTACTAGGTAAAGGTGGTGTTCAGGCAATGAAAGGTATTGCCAAAGGATTTAGTAGAATACCAATCGTCGGTCCATTAATCGTTGCAGTATCATCTTTACTTGCTGGAGAACCATTAGGTCAAGCAGCATTTAAGGGTGTTGGCGCAGCACTTGGTGGATTACTTGGATCATTTATACCTATTCCAGTAATTGGAACATTACTTGGAGAAGCTGCTGGTGTATTTGTTGGCGATCTTCTGTACTCACTTATTTTAGGTGGTGGTCCAGAGGAAGCAGGTCAGAAGTTCATGAATGTCGTTAAGACTGCCCTTGACGCTGGTGGTCTTATCGTCAACTTCTTTAAAGAAGGATTTGGTAGATTCTTCGCAGACTTCCCAGTGGTTGATATTCCAGCGGGTGGTGGAGTTCAGACTGCTTTAGGAAAAATTGCAGGATTGATTGGTCTTGGTGATAATGAAAAATTTATGCAGGATGGTAGATTGGTTAAAATGCCAAACCTTAGCATACTCTTTAATCCAGTCGCAATGGTTACTGAGTTAATACCTCACGCTGCTAAATCATTCTTCCCAGGAATATTCGGGGCAGATGGAACCGCATTTGGTGGATCAGGTTCTGTGACCCCCACAGAGGGACAATCTCAGTCTTCAGGTGCATTGGGTTCTGTAGATGAATCTTCTCAAATTCCAATGGAAACAAATGCAAGTGTTGCAGGTGCCACTGGTAAGGGTATGCAAACTGGACCTGCTGGTTATGATAGAATTGGTGCTGGTGCTGCATATCATGTTGATACCAAGTTCCATAAGAGTATAGGAATGGGTGGAATGATTGCTGCTATGGATAAATTGGCAGACGAATATACTGCAAGAGGAAAGGAAATTGTATTCTCTGGACAAGGTTATGCTAGACTGAAGGCATACAAATCTAACTTAAGTAGTGATGAAAAGAGAAAATTAATGCAGAGTGCTATTGATGCTCATAGTCACTCTAAGTTTATGAGAGCAGAAGGATTCTTACCATTTGATTATTATATTCCAGATATTTCTGCAAACAAAGATTTGTATCATCCATCAACAGAAGGAGCAGAAATTTTATTACCCGACATGGGTGGAGATATTAAAGTTGGTGCCCACTATGGTGGATATGGAAAGAGTGCCAATATATTTGATGGATCAGGTAAGATGGTTGCCATGACTGGACATGGAGACCTTGCATATCAACTTGGTGGATTCACTAAAGCAATGGCACATAGAGCTGTTCTTGGTGAGAAAGGTAGAGAATTTGTTATTGATGCTGATTCAACTGCTGCAATCGAAGCTGCGTTCCCTGGATTATTGAGTGAAGCAAACCTAGCAAAAGGAGCAGAGTCAATTGGTGCTCTGATGGCATATACATCTTATGAAGAACCTGCAAAAGATGAATTAGTAATGACTGGAGGTTCTGGTGGTGGATCTTCTTATGGAGAAAGTCCAAGCAGTATGCCAGATCCATCAATTCCTTCTTCTTCCGATAGTGATAGTAGTTGGAAAGATATCCGTTATAAATTCGGGTAAATAGGAGTAGGAGAATATAACAATGTCAGAAACAACTAAACAAGTATCTGGTCAAAGAGCAGGTGCATCAGCAGTTAAACAAGCAATCATATCAAATAAGACTGATCCTTCCCGCCAAGTAAATGTTGCGGGAGGATTTATTGAGTTTAGATATTATGAAAGTATCTTGCAGGATGGTATGAAAGGTTTTTATGTCTTTGCAGATACTGGAAACTCTATAGATAAAAAAACAGTTTATGAAGGTCTTCCTTTGACTGGAAGTGAACCATTTGATTTTACTGCTGAAGATAACTTTGAGAATGAACTGAAGATACGACTGTTAGTTAGCAAAACTGCTCCATTATCTGACAAACCAGGCAAGTCGGCAATGGTTCTCCCTTTGGTGTCAGAAGCATATGCGATTAACGACACCAAAAATGTCAGAGCATTTTTTCCAAACCAAAAGATTTCTGATCATGTTAAAACATTGATAACGGATTTCTTAGATTCTGATAAAACTTTAGATATTGAGGAAACTAGCAATACTCTCAAAGAATATGGATTGAATAGAAAACCATATTATATGCTAAACACCTTTGCCAAAAAAGCACAACCGTCTGGTGGTGAAGGTCAGACAGCAGGATACTTTTTCTTTGAAACATCAGAGAAGATGATCTTTAAGTCAATTGATAGTTTCTTTGATGAGGAAAAGAATCCAAGAAAGAAATCAATCATCTATAATGAAACCCCAGATGATGATGGAATACCAGAGGGATATGACTACAAGGCAATGACTTATGACAAGTCAGGTGCTGACGTTATGGAAATGTCAAAGATGGGAGCATTCTCTACAGCATCTATAACATTTGATCCAATTAATTTTAATTTTAAACGAACTATTTTATCTGCAGTAGATGATATTTTAGAAGATGTTGATCAAGCAATTGAACCATTAACAACAGCAGCAAAAGAGTTGGTTGGATTTAATCCAAGTATGATTAAAGAATTTTCAAGAACTACAATGAATTTTCTTGACACTGGAACTTTTAGTCAGACTGCTGAGGGATCTTCAGAAAATAATTTTGATTTTGCTGGTATCTATAACCAGTCAATTATGAGATATAATCAGGTTTTTGCGTCTAAGGTAAACATAACAATTCAGGGAGATTTCTCTTTACACGCTGGTGATATGATATTCTTCGACGCACCATCTCCGCAAGCAAAACCTAACACAGAGAGTGATGAACTTGACAGTCAGTCTGGGGGTCTATATATTATAGCAAGTCTATGTCATTACATAACACCTGATAGGACTCTAACTAAACTCTGTTTGATACGAGATTCCTTCGGGAGACAAGGAAACCACGCAAAAAGGTAACAGCACATGGAAAGCATCGAAAAGCATATCGAGAAGGATAAGGAAATCCTTCAAGATCCTACAACATCGCCTCAGCAACGCCGCCACATTGAGGGTGAACTACATGAACTAGAAGTATACGCAGAAAATCATAAAGAAGAAATCGCAGCAGGAGATCATCATGATCCAACTGCACTGGAACTCTATTGTGAGATGGAACCAGATGCAGACGAATGTAGAATGTACGACGACTGAATATGGCACAAGACGGAGGAGCACTATTTGAATCAGGTCTATTAGGATCCAGTTTTCACTGGTGGATTGGTCAGATTGCTGACGATTCCGTCTGGAGAGATAATATTGTAAGCAAACCTCATGCAAGTGCAACTGAAAATATAGGTTGGGGTAGAAGGTATAAAGTAAGAATTCTTGGTCTCCACGATCAAGGTGAAACTGAAATACCTTCTAAAGACTTGCCCTGGGCTAATGTGATGTCTCCCGTAACATCGGGAGGAAGTCTCAATAATAGTGGTCAAACACCAGCACTCCGTCAAGGAAACATGGTGTTTGGTTTCTTTATGGATGGTTCGGCAATGTCCGTTCCTGTTATTATGGGTGTCATTGGAAACAATGCACAAAACCCAATGTCTTCCACTATTGGTGATAATCGAGTCACCAATAAACAACCAGGATCTCTGGCAGTTAGTGGATATGCTGACGGTCAAGTACCCAAAAATACAAGCACTGGTGAAAGACCAGTTCCTCCGGATGGAGATTTAAAATCAGAACACCCAAATTCGTCTGCTGCTGCACAACCTGTACCACCAGGAGTAAAACTTAATTCATTTGGATTGAGACCAGACATAACCTTGAGGTCTGTTCCTGGTGCAATGGAAGCAGCCTCAGCAGCAAGAGAGAAGGCAAGAGCAGAAGGTAAATCTTTTCAGGAAGTAGAAGATGCCGCGATGAAAGCGGTTGCTGATGTTGTAAAAAATAATGAGGCACAACAAACAGCACCAACCGCACCTTTAAAAGCATCACCAAATAGAGAAAGTCCAGATGTTCAGAACATTACTGCAGGTGATGTAAAAGAACAGGATTTGGCAGAAGAAAAAACTGTCATGCCTATTCCTGATGATCCAGTTCAGTCTGCAATGAAAGCAATTCAGACTATCATTGACAACATCACTCAGAAGATGGATAAGTATCTGAATGCTATTCAGAGTTATGTTGATGCAGTATCGAGCACTGTAGGAAATCTTGAGGAGATGATCTGTAAGGAGGCAATGAAGGCAGCAAAATATATGAAAGTTTTGTTTGATAAGATGATGGAGTTTGTTCTGAAACAACTTAATGTTGTTATGACTAAAGTCATAGCAGCGTTACCTTCTGCTCTTAGAAATAAATTTGGAGATTTAAAAGAGAAATTAAATGAAATGATGTTGGGAATGTATAACCAAATGATTGCTGGTGCAGGTGATCAACTTTGTCAAGCATTATTGGATACATTACAACCCTCTAAAAGAGAGGCAGAAGCAAGACAGATTGCAGAAGATCGTGGAACAGGAGCATCAACTAAGGGTAGTGATGGAGAATTTAAAACTGCTCCAAAAGTGCCAATGTGCTATGCAGAAAGTATTGCATCAACTGTGATATCGAAAAACAAAGATAAAATAGAGGAAGCAAATAAAAATGTTATCACCAATTTAAACACATATATTGATGGGTTACAAGGAGAACTTGACGGGGTTTCTTCTGTATTGAGGGATTCTCAAGAATTAATTGGTAGTGGGTTAGGAGATTCTTTGGGTAATTTTGGAAATGATGCTAGTGTTGTATCTAATAGTATGAGTGGTGCATTGGAGATGATGCCTGACATAAGCAGTAGTCTTGGTGCTGCTCTAGGATTTGCCAATATTGTAATGAATGTTTTTGCTGGAGACTTAGCACCAAAGCAAGCAATCAACGATTACTATCAATTAGCAACAGGTGGATCAGGGTCAGCTGCATCAGAACTTCCCAGTATGGGATCTATTGGTGATTCTATTGTTCAGAGTGGAGTAGCTAGAGCAGAGAGAATGACGACTCCCCCATCAGCACCAGATTTTGCAACTCCTAGAAAATCTGAACCAGATGTTGATCTTGATCCTGGCGATCTCTCTAAACCTATGACTAAGGAAGAGAGAGAAGCAGCACTAACAATCGCTTAAAAACTCCAATAAATATTCACACATGACATCGGCAGAAGCAGTATAAGATGGCAGGGTCTAAGTCCGACAGAAAAGTTAATGCAAAATTTAGTATCTTCGCTAATAACGAAGCTGCTAATGATGAAGTTCGTGTAGGATATATTGACCCTAAGAGAGGATATGTAAGCGGTCTTACTGTATATGAGGCAAATAGGTATGCAGAAAGAAATCCTGGTACACAATTCATTTCTGCTAACAGAGATGCTGTAAGATATCTGAATATTAATGAGGTTAATGCTTTAACGAACACAAGCATTTTACCAAAGAGTAGACCAAGTGGTCTTGTAGATAATGATACTGATGAGTTTGACCCCTGCAATACTGTCAGAGGATTTACAACTGATCCAGATAATGCCTCTGAGGATAATGCTGGTGGAGAACCAGAGATCAAACCACCTATTACAGGTAGTGAAGATGGTGGATTTGATACAGAAAATAATTACAATAAGTATAATGCAAAGTGCAAAGCAAGAATAGAACTTCAAGGTGGAGGTGGAATTGGTGCATTAGCAACTCCAATTATCGGAGAAGATGGATCAATACTTCATGTTCGTGTCATTAGTGGTGGTTTTGGTTATAAAGTTCCTCCACAAGTTCGTATTATCGATGATTGTAGAAGAGGATCTGGTGCTAGAGGATTCTCAGTTTTAGGAAATACCGCACTTGAGGAAGAAAATTTTGATGAAGATGCAGATGTTGAAGAGTATGATTTTACTCTAGGAGATTTTAATTTTGATCCAGATGACTCTCCTTGGGGTAGTGTATACTCCATGTCCAATCAAACTGTGATTGGTGATTGGAATCCTGCAAACGTCATAAGTTTAACTCAAACGACAGGATTTC